TTCGATATACATGTGATATTGTCATCTCCAAAACAGACAGTTCTCACATTTCCTTTAAGACCTTCTAAAAGTTCGCTAACCATATAACCATTTTTCATCATAATTTTGGCAATAGCATAAGTTTTAGAAGCCCAACTGCATGTAGTACCAACAGTTGACGTCTTAAAATCTCCAGAAGATAAACCAGCTCCTTTAATGACATAAAATTCATAATCATTTGAAGCTAGTGCCTTTTCAAGAAATTCTTTATATTCTTTCTCTGTAGCAGCACAAAAGACTTTACCAGTATGTTTATTAATAGCAACAATATGGTAAGGGCCCTTGAACTCTTCACAGATAGAACTTTGAGCTACAACTCTTTCATAGTTGTCAGTGAACCAGATATTACAATATTCAATTATCCATTCCATGACATTACTCATGATCATGTAGTTCAAATTTAAATCGAACTTCTCGAAATCACCTGCGATAAACTTGTCTCCAACTTCAGTGAGGTAAGAAAATAACATTCCCCACTCTTGGTATGGATTGATTCCAACAGCTGAACCATTTCTGATCCTTCCGTTCATAAAGTTTATCGAAAAGGCACCAAAGTGCAATCTATTTAGGATGTACTTTCTCACATCATGTCCAGAAAAACGTCTAGTACTTACAGACGACGGTTTTAAAACTTTTTCAAGCTTTCTCCTTTCATCTTTCAGCCAATCTACATAATAGGACACATGGATTATTCCTTTCCTAATCATTGCATCTATAGTTCTGATCTCATCTAACACCACCTTTGCTTCCTTCGTTGTTAGATCAAAATCAAACTCACCAAAGATGTCTTTCTTTCCATTCTTGCACTTATGCATATATGGGTATCCGGCAGCACTCTTCTTGTTAATAGAGGGGAAAATGCCAGGAATACCTATAACTGCTTGTTCAAGATTTATGTTTTCAGTGATACTGTCATCTCTAGGTAACGAGTTAATCATCATCTGTAACCACAATTCTTTTACAACTGCAAGAACTTGTCTGTCTACCCACCTTTCATTTCTGTTTAATTTCAACAAATTTTTCCAGGTAGGATCAACATAAGTGTGTTCAACCATTGATGCTTTCAATAAAGCTGGCATCATAGAACTCTTCTCTCCAACTTTGCTTAACGCAGGATGGAGTTTAGACATTCGTAATCTAGACTTGGTTGGTACACTATGTCGATAGTCTGTTAGAATTTGCACAATCTCAACGTTCTTTGGAAGAGCCATTTGAGTTGTACCTATAAATTCAGACTTAAACTCTTGTGTTGGTTGTGTAACAGGAGCACAGTAAATTTTTGGATTGTAAATCATAGGGTTTAAATCAAAATAATCAACAGCACCTTGTATTCCTACTATAAGTTGTTCAGTAGTAACTATTGGTGCAATTGAAGATCCTGTTCTAATCACAGTGTCATGGATATAACCACAGTGAATTCCCATGAGTTTAGGGCTTGATCGATATTTAGAATCAGCAATCATATAAGGCAGACCGCAGTCTCCTTCTTTACCTACAATCTTACTTAAAATTACTCGTTCTGGTACAAAAGAATCCATCGCACACGAAATGCATTCACACTCTTCAGTGTAATCGCACGGTGTAACGACATCTTTATGATAATGTGTACCATCATTTGAGTAATTAATGTGCCCATTGTTCTCAAATATTTGACCATTAGGATCAATAGGAAAATGTTCTTGTAACTCAGAATCAGTAGCAATTAACTTGTCAGTTTCAATTCTACAAATTCCGAGTCTCCTCGGTAATGAATCGTACACTGTCTCGCTAATAAAATTGCGCACAATGTCGTTTCTTGAGGGAATATCTTTAGGAAATATCATAAGACAAATATCGTCAGTAAATAATCCTTTAGGATAGTACCATCTAATCTCATTGAATGGTACAGAAAGAACATTTCCAGTAACAACATCAGAAAATTCTAAGATATGATCATCCTCCCATCCATTTACTTTAATATCAGCAATTAGACGAGAGTGGTAATGCTCAGGAGCTAAGGCAAATTTTGTCTTTACAAACAATATATGCCCTTTCTCCGTTGTAGTACCCTGCCACCTCAGTGACATTGTATTTCTTAAAACTTTCTTTGATGTCATTATTAAATTCTCAGTTATATCAACGGCTTGTGTAGTAGAAACACTAGAACTAGTACTTGGATTTTTAAAACGATTTCTCACTTTAGCAATCTTTTGTCTAGTTCCTCCGCTCTGAGAACTAACATCGGTAATAGAAATGGCGCTATAGATTCCATAGATAGTGGCAACAACTCCGCAAGCAATTGCGACCTTTTTGACGATAGCTTTGTAGCTTTCGCTGAAGTCAAAAGTGTCAACAACATTCTTGCAAATTTTTGCCATCTCATCTTTCATAGAAAATAAAGAATCTTTAGCCTTCGATAACCAACTAACAGAAGTAGCGTTACTAACGAGTACACTTGCATTGTACACGTCCTTTGCAACTCTAATCCATTCACGATGATCATCGGAACTCAAGCTTTTGAGCATAAGTTTGATACGTTCTGCTTCTTTCTTACTCTCTTCAGAAATTCTTTTAGCAGCAATCAAAGCGTTGAGCGTAATGAACTTAGTGTTCAAAATTCTCAAAGCATGATCTTTTACGTGTCGGTGATATACAGCAACAGACTTTGCTACAGCTTGATCAATGGATAGTACGGGTTCAGGTAACGGTTTACCTTCAATAAAGTCCCAAGGTACCAAAACAATATGATCAAAGTTGAGCTCTGGATTGTCTAAACACAGTTCTTGAATATGACATTTACATCCGTCTTGTTTAAATTCAAACGGACAACAACCTACAGACTTATTAACAGTTTCTGTAGCATTGGGGTCAGGTTTTCTGTGTACTTTAACCTTAGACAGTTCCAGCGAGCCACTTCTAAGCGCATCAGCATAATCCTTTCTCAAAACAGGAAGATATGCATGAATACGCCTAGGAAGTGCTTGTGGATTCAACAGTGTAAATTTACCTAAAACTCCTCTCAAGTTAGTCAAATTAGTAGATCCGTTTCCATATAAACAACGGAAAAACTTTCTCGACTTGAGTGTAGTACTGGCAGCATTAAGGACTGTTGGTGCTGAATCGATCCATCGTATAAGTAAAACCCATGGATCGCATTCAGGATCGTCTGTCGCAGCAGATCCTAACTCATTCATACTAAACATAAACTTATTATCATTATATGTTTCGCCCGGGTATTTATCTCCAGGGGCAAAATTATGTACAAAAGAGTCAGGATTGGCAACAAAGTCGTCAATCATTTCATCTGGTAAGATATGTGCAGCCATGGCAGCTTGAAAATGCGCCATAAGGTAAGTTTTACCTATACCTGGTGGTCCTAAAAACATATCGAACACAGGAACAATTCTAAGTCCTCCAGTTAAATGTCCGGCTTTCTCAATCTCTTCCGAGAAGGGTTTCAAAGCAGACAAATAATGGAGAACTTCAGGTGTTGGTTTAGAAATATAAGCTTTTTCAAGCTTCTCCTTTAGTGCTCTCACTAAAATAACAGAAGAAGGTTCAAACAATTTATTTCTCTTGGCTAGGTCTACAACGACATTTATATCTTTTCGCCATTCAGCAGCCTCACAAGAGTCTAAACCTGGTATATACGTCTTAATGTATTCCAAACAACTTTTCAGCAGTTCAAAAATATAAGTCGTAACACCCTTCACGCTATTTACAATGAATTGTTTAACTGCCAATTTCTTGACAAATCCAAAGTCGATAGTGGGGAATAAATCACTCAGTGAAAACGAGAATATATCCGCGATAGATTCTTGCAGACTCTTCTCTTCGTCTCCCATCTGAGTAAACGCTCTAACACCCGCAAGTGTTAGAACTGAATGATAACACATCCAACATGTCATCATCTTAGTTGCGAAGTCAGGATGGTATTGGATAAGTGCACCCGCTAAAAAGCACTTCACAATACCAAAAGCAGTAAAACCAGCTTGAAAAGCCATATACAATAAAGTAAACGACCCTAAAATAATAGCTAGTTTTCCATACTCTCCTGAAAGCATTGACTGAATACTATCCCATGAAACTCCCTTCCATGACATAACATCACTGACTTTTTCTTTTACGTTCGCTACCGCCTCAGAGGCAGCGTTAACAGTATTAGAAACAGGTCTAATCAAATCAGACATGTCGCGAACCGCAGTAAGCAACTCATCATCAGCTTTGTGTGTCATCGTAACAGGAACTGAAAACATTTGGGTGAATGCCTCACATGAATCCTCAGAATCATGGATAGAAAATCTTTGCATCATCTTTGCAAATTTCTTCCTTCTCACGGCATTCTTCCTCAAAGCTGTGTATAAAATTCTTTGAGGCATCCAATCGTCAGGACGGTACTTGTGTTTACTTCCGTCGGGATTAAACAGATACTCACAATCTACAATACCAGCATGAAGTTTATTAACAAACTTATAGCTAATTTCAATAGTGTGTGAGTACTTATTTATTGATTCTCGACGAAAGCATTTCACTTGTCCAATTCCAGGAATAGACAATAGAATGATCTCATTCATCTTAGAAGGTCCAGGGTTGGTCTCAACATTGACTAACATAACCCCGGCATTTTTCAACTTCTTAATGAGATCATCTTCAGTAATTTTCCTTTTGGGGGCAACTACTGGAGGGAAATCGAGACTTAGAACTTCTTCTTCCTGTTCTTCTAAAGATAACAACTTGTAAAACTCACATGTTATTTCTTCTTCTCCATCAGAGTCAGGATGATCAAAAACCTCACGATAAGGAACATCGTAAGGATCGATCAGAAGTCCTTCAGCATCAAATTCCATCTGGTAATCTCTATCAGACAAAACAGATGACAAATAACCATAATCGGAATACTCATCTCCTGATGTATCTGGTGCTCTTGGTGCATCGGAATGGAAAAATCTAATAATATCTTGATGCTCAGTATCGCTTTCTCTACAAAGTGTTACTCCTTTTCCAGCAATCAATAATTTATCTTCCATCGATATATCTCCTGGTGGAACTTCATATGGCATTTTTCCGAATTTCTTAAAACGAGACTCTCTACCATTAGAAAACTTCATCAATACTCCAGAAGGTCCAGGATTTAATTCGACGCAAACTAATCTTTGTCCTCCATTAAAAAGAGATCGCACGCTATCAGTAACGAACGTGAAAAATCTTCTTATTGGACTTCTACGAAACACTGCATTTTTCCTAAAGCAATAACTAGGAAACAACGCAATGAACATAGGACCTTCGCATAACGACGTCAACAACATCCATTCAATAAAACAGATCGTCAAACGTAAGAAACTAAAGTTCAGTTCAAACGAAGACATCATATAAATGAATATTGGAAAATTAAGACAGAAATGAAGAATCATTCGTGTGCACACATAAGTGGACTCTGGTCGTGAAACCAAAAGCTCATTGATAATGTGCATAAGCAAACAAGGTATAACATGATATCCTCCTCCCAAGAGGATTCCTATCTTCAATGCAATCTCAATGCGAAGCATTCCGTTAATGTGACCTCTCGTAGCCTCTTCAGTAAATGGGGCTATAAGTGCACAGAGTGGAACAAACTCATCATTCAAAAATGGGAACAAAAAATGTGGAAATACTATTGTAGCAGCAACCCAAAAATCAATCGTGTAAATAAATTCAAATTTTGGGTCAATCTGCTCCAACATAGGTTTGACATGGTGTCCAAACAAAACTGTTTGCATCTTACCTTCTTTTTCAAAAAGGTACTCAAACAACTGTGTCAAAAATGGTTTAGGTAGTGGCAAAATTGGTGCAGGACGATTCAAAAATCGTCTTCGGAGAGTTCGAGCTGCTTCTTCAACAGCGTCTTGGTTGGAACTTTCAAAATTGAGGGAACTTGTAATCGGCGCAATTAGGTCTACCCATACATGACTTGTATATAATCATTAACAAGCTTTGAACGAGCCTATTTAGTGGGGTCGCCACAAGGTTAGGGTGCTCGGGCCGAGCATGCAGTTGTAAGTGCATTAACCTGGATTAGATGTTGACTTCTCATCTGCAAACTAGTACTTTTCTCGTACTTACTAGTCCGCTTATATATAGGGTCAAGATCCAGAAAGCGTTTACTCGCCGTGTAATCACAGGCGCGAGGCTACTCTCGTAATTTTGGAACATGGTGGGATTCAGGAAATCGGTAAACAGGTGCATTAATAATATCGGGTGTAACTTCGGAAGTGATGGAACTTATGTTAATAAAACAACATACAGCATAGGAGCTCATCAGCTCGTATCTAGGCAACACATGCCTTTCTCGTTATAAGATACTGTGTATTAACATAATAAAGCTGTCATCAGAATATTCACATTCTGGTGGTGGGGATATTCTCCAACGATATAAATAGTCCTTAGAATGGGACGGAGTATTTATATCTCCCTAGAGGATTGGGATGGGCGAACCGGCCAAGGTTCATTGCAAAAAGTGGGGTATACGTGACTTACTTCGTTTAAGTTGTAAATCGCAAAAATC